ACTTTGCGTTTTCATGGGGTTTCTCACCAAACCCCCCTCTAATGACCAACGCCGAACTTGGCCTTGCTTTAGGCGTAACCGCGCAACGCATTTCAGCGCTACGCAAGGAAGGTATGCCGACCGACACCATCGACGCGGCCAAAGCATGGCGGGAAGCCCGGGCTGGCGTGCAACGTGCTCGAGCACCGCAACCCGCGCCGGCGCAGCTCGACGATGGGACGCTGGCCGACACCATCCAACAGCACCGTGCCCTGGTTGGTCGGGCTCGCGGCGTCTGGCAGGCCGCCATGGAGCAAGGCGATCCTAACGGCCCGAAGTACCAGACGAGTTATAACCAGTCCCTGAAGACGCTCGTCGCCCTCGAGGAAGAGCAGGAGCGTCGCCTCATCCTGGCTAAGGACTACATCTCATCGAAGGAAGCCGGCGAAGCGATGCGGGAACTAGCGTCGGGCGTGGTCAACCGTCTCGACAAACTCGCCCTCGACGTGGCCGAAGGGTGCAACCCCGAGAACCCTGCGAAGGCCGTGAAGGTGCTTGAGGCTTGGGTGCGCCGCGTGAAAGCCGAACTCTCATCTAGCGCCGATGAACAAGGCTGACCTGCTCCGCATCGGGCGGGACGTGCTCAAGCCATCGGACTCCGGTGACATCGTCGATTGGCTGGAGGACAATGTTCACGCCATCCCCGACTCCCCGATGCCCGGGCCGTTCCGATCAGAGCGAACTCCGTGGATTGCGGAAGCGCTGCGGATTGCAGCCGACCCTGAGACGCGACTGCTGACCATCCTCGCCAGCATCCAATCGGGCAAGTCTCTCTTCGCTCGTCTGCTGACATGCCACATCATCGCCAACGCTCCGGGCCCGACGATGGTGCTCCAGGCTACGGACCCCGAGGCTAAGGACTTTGCCTTGCGATACCTCCGCCCTGTGTGGGCCAATTGTCCGCCGGTGAAGGAACGCATCTCGCTCGACGACATGGACCGCTCGACGACGACGGACTTTGACCGCATGACGCTTTACTGCCGCGGCATCTGGAACGAGGCCAACCTTCAGCGCCTGTCGCTTCGTTACACCATTGCCGACGAGTGCTGGATGGCGCCGCCCGGTCACTTAGCCGAACTGAGCGCGCGCGTCACGGCGTTCGGCTGGATGGGCAAGCGCATCTTCATGTCCCAGGGCGGACGGGCTGGGCAGGAGTTTCATCAGCTGCACGAAACGACCGACCAACGGGACTGGAACTTCCGCTGCCAAAAATGCGACCACTTACAGCCTTGGGTCTGGGAGCAGATCAGGTTCCCCGAGGACGCCAAGGTCAGCGGGTCGTGGGACTTGCAACGCGTCAACGCAGGCACGACCTACGAGTGTGCCTCCTGCCGAACGCTCCTGCCTGACACCAACGCCACGCGCATCGAGGCCAACGCCCGCGGCACCTTTATCGCCACGGCCTCCTCGACAAACAGCGGCCATATCGGCCTGCACTGGAACGCCCTTGCGACGATGAGCTGGGGCGAGTTGGGCGTGCTTATGCTTAAGGCCAAGGAGTCGGTCGACCAATACGGCGACGACAATGCCCGGATGCAGTTTAAGCAGAAACGGCTGGCGATGCCCTGGAGCGAAGAAGGTGGCGAGATGGTCAGCACGGTCGAGGCCGCCAACTACAAGATGGGCGACGCATGGGACGCCGAGGCCATGATCTCGCCGAAAGGCCGGGTCATCGAACAGACGGACGCACCGCAGGGTAGCATCCCATTCCGCACGATGGGCGTCGACGTTCAGCGCGGTCACTTCTGGGTGGTCATCCGCAAGTGGTCGAAGACTGGACATAGTCGGCTGCTGGCCTTCGCTCGCATCGAGTCATGGGACAACATTCAAGCCTTTGCCAAACAGCACGGCGTCCATTCGGCCATGGTCTTCGTCGACTCAGGCGACAATACGACCGAGGTCTACCGCGAGTGCGCCAAGCGTAACTGGAAGACGGCCAAGGGGTCGGGCTCCGAAGACTTCGCCGTGACCGACAAGGACGGGAAGACCAGCCGCCGCTACTACTCCGAGAAGCAGGCCATCGTCGTCCCTGGCATCCCTCAACGGGCCATCCTTGTCTCTCACTCCAACCTCGCCGGCAAAGACCTCCTGCACGGCCTCCGCGCCCGCAAGGTCTGGACGTTCGCCCTCGATGCCGACCCTGCCTACGTCGAGCAGCTGAACTCCGAAGTCCGCGTCAAGGACCGCCGGACAGGCAAGGCCCACTGGATTCTGCCCCAGGGCAAGAAGGACAACCACGCCCTCGACTGTGAAATCCTAGCCCTTCTGGCCGCCGTCCGCTGGGGAATTGCTGGCCGAGAAGTGACGGAGACCGACTTGACTTCCCAATGACCCCGGGCAATCTATCAGCAAGGGACGCGGCGCCAATAGTCTCGGGAAGGAAGAAGCTCGTGGCGTGGGTTGGTCGTCGCGTCCCCCCTCTCGGCTTCCATTCTTGGCAAGTTTAACCCATATGAGCTCTGGCATTTTTCTCGGACTGACGGAGTGCGAACTCCTCGACATCAAGGCCAAGGCCCTCGCTATGATCATGGAAGGCAAGACCCTGATGTCCTATTCCGACTCTGGCTCTTCGGCCTCCAAACAGTTCGCTATGCCTCCGAAGGAGATGCTCGGCGAAGCCATGTTTGCTCTCAGCCGACTTGACCCTCAGACCTACGGACGCTCCATCACGGTCATCTCGACCTCTTGGGCTAATCGCCGCGATTAATCTATGGCCCCCCGCAAGACCAAAGTCCCAACTGTCAGCCTACGCGCACCAAAGCCCAAGACGGGCCAAGGTAATGTGCTGAAGCCACAGGCCGCTGTCATGGACAATGGCAACGGTGGTGGCATGGGTGGTGGCAGTTACTCGGGCTGGCAGAGCACGATGTTCTCGAATGCTCGCCGCGCTATTTTTGGCCGAGCACCCGGCGACCTTCGTCAAGACCTGACGCCGTGGAACCGCATCGCCATGGTCCGCAAGTGCCGCTGGGCTGAACGGAACAGTGGACTCTTCAAGCAGATTCTGGCCGACATGGTGCTCTACTCCGTGGGTGACGGCATCAAGGCCCAGTCCCACGCAAGCACCCCCGAAGTGCAAGCCCAGTACGAAGCCTACTTCGCTGAGAAGGCCAAGCGCATCGACATTACGAACCGCTTCTCCTTTGCCCAGTGCCAGGCTATTCTCCTACGTGGCATGATCCGTGACGGCGACTCCTTCGCGGCCAAGGTGCGTAACGCATCGGGCGAAGCGAAACTCCAGCTGATGGAAAGCCACCGCGTGGGCGACCCTCTCGACGAGACCGTTGTCATCCCGGGCATCCACGATGGCATCATCTTCGGTCCGTACGGCGAATACACCGCTTGCAACGTTTACAAGTCTGACGGCGGTAACCGCCAGATTCTGGCTCAGTCGATGATGCACGTTGTCGACCACGAATACGCATCCGGTGCTCGCGGTATCCCGCTTCTCCAGCACTCTATCAACTCCATCCAGGACGAGATGGAAATCCTCGCCCTCGAAAAGCAGGGCGTGAAGGACAACGCTGACGTCACCCGCGTTATTACGAAGCAGGGCGGCGTGCTTGACCAAGATACGGCCTCAGAGCTCGGGGCCCTCCAGACCTCATCTTATTCCTCCATCGCCAACACGATGGGCGGAAAACTGCTAGTGCTCGACCAAGGCGAGGCCCTGACCTCCCACATGAGCAACCGCCCGAATCCGACCTTCACGGGCTTCCTTGCGGCGCTTGAACGCGACATCAGCCAGGGCGTCCTGCCTTACGAGTTTGTCGGCGACTCCTCTAAACTCGGCGGGGCCACCGTCCGTCTCATCACGGCCAAGGCTGGCCGCGTCTTCTCGAAGTACCAGCAGATCATCATCGAGCAATTCTGCACCCCGACATGGGGCTACATCATCGGTCAGGCCATCGCCGCCGGAGAACTGCCTGATGACCCGATGTGGAATCAGGTCTCTTGGACGACCCCAAAGTCCGTCACCGTCGACGCTGGGCGCGAAGCCGCGAACGATCGTGCGGACGTGGAGATGGGCCTCCTATCCATGTCTGAACTCTACGCCCAGCGTGGCCTCGACTTCCGCACCGAGATGATGAAGCGGGCCTCCGATATGGTCTACATCCAAGACCTCGCCGTAAAGTACGGCATCCCGTTCGAACTGCTCTTCCGTCCGTCGAACACCCCTGTCGGTTCCGTGGAGGCAGTCGACCAGGCTGCTCCGGCTCCCGACGCCAACCTTTCCGAATAACATGCGCTTCCTTACCAATGGCCTTTCTGGCCGCGAGCCTCTGCTCATCGACCCGACCAAGGCGAAGGACCACGCTGTCCTCGCCGAGAAGTTTGGCTTCACGGATATGCTCTCGCAGCTCTTCGGCGTGGCCCCCAAGCCCTACGTCGTCGATGGCATCGGCGTCATCCCGATTGTGGGTGTGATTGGCAAGGGCCTGACCCCGATGGAAAAGATGATGGGCGCCGTAGATGTGAACGATATCGCCGACGCCGTGGATGCGTTCGCCGCGTCCCCCGAGGTAAACAGCATCGCCCTGCAAATCTCCTCCCCGGGTGGCACGGTCACCGGCGTTGAGGAATTGGCGAACAAGGTCCGCAACCTCCAGAAGCCTAGCATGGCTTACACTGACTCCGAGATGGCCTCCGCCGCCTATTGGATTGGCTCGGCTACGGATCGCGTCGTCGCTTCGCCCTCCTCTACGGTCGGCAGCATCGGCGTCTACCTCGCCATCCCTGACTACTCCAAGGCCGCCGAGATGGCTGGAATCAAGATGGTCGTCCTAAAGTCCGGCAAGTTTAAGGGTGCAGGCATCGAGGGTACATCCCTTAACGCTGACCAAGTGAGCAACCTGCAGGCATCCGTTGACGGTATCCATGCCGACTTCAAGGCCGCCGTGAACGCCAAGCGCAAGATGGTGCAGGCCGATTCCATGGAAGGCCAGACCTTCTCGGGCAAGCAGGCCGCGTCCAACGGTCTCGTCGGCGCACTCGCTGACTCCTTCTCTGAAGCCCTGGCTAAGTTTGCTGGCTCGACCTCCGCTGTCCCGACTGCCGTCCATGCCTTCGCTAAGGGTGGCAAGGCCATCACGCTCCTCAAGCCCAAGGCCGAAATCGAAGACACTGTCCTTGAGTTACTCTCCCCGCGTCAGCGCGAGATGGTCGACGAGCTAGAAGGCATCGAGGAAACCTTTGGTCCCTTCGACCAGACCTCCGGCCCTGACGGCGCCCATTACTCCGCCGCGTCGCCCTTTGCGGCCACTGGTCTCCTCTGCCAGAACTGCGTCTTTTACCGCGGCCCCCGTGGCTGTGGTCTCGTAGCCGGAGACATCGACCCCAACGGCATCTGCAAGCTCTGGGTCATCCCTGGCG